TTGATGGGTATGTTGGGCCTTGGCGGTATGCGGACTTTTGAGAAAGCGAAAGGGTTAACAAAATGAGTTTGTACAGAAACATACACAACCGCAGAAAAAGCGGTAAGCGTATGCGGAAACCCGGAGAAAAAGGCGCACCAAGCGCAGCAGATTTTAAAGCCGCTGCACGAACTGCTAAAAAACGCGGTGGCGCGGCGAGTAAGAGGAAAAAATGAATAAAGATAAATTGCGTGAAGAACTTGCAGAGGATGAGGGCTGCAAGTTTGAAGTGTATCTGGATCATTTAGGATTGCCGACGTTTGGCATCGGCCATCTTGTAGTAGAGCAAGACCCTGAGTATGGTCAGGCAGTTGGCACCCCTGTTGATGAAGAGCGGGTTAGACAAGTATTTAGCCTTGATATCGCTTCTACGTTGGATGAGTGTAGGGTTTTGTACTCTGACTTTGATGAGCTGCCAGAGGAATGCCAACTTATCATCGCCAACATGATGTTCAACATGGGTAGGCCTCGCCTTTCTAAATTTAAGGGTATGAAGGCTGGTGTAGACGCACGAGATTGGAATCGTGCTGCTGACGAGATGGTTGACAGCCGTTGGCATGATCAAGTGCCAAATAGGGCAAAACGCCTCGTAAAACGCATGAGAGCGTTGAATGATGGCGAATGACCTTTACATCTATGAGAATATGCTTAAGATGATGCGCGAACGGAGAAGTTCAATACAGGAAACCATTTGTCACGGTGCTGTAACGGACTTCACTGCCTTCAAGGAACTCCGAGCTCGTCTCGGTGAACTTGCACAAACTGAACAGGATCTTAAAGACCTGCTAAAAAAGGTGTCAGATATAGATGAGTAAAACACTTCTCGTACCAGATTATATAGCCAAACAAAAAGCTAAAGAAGCAAAAACGCCTGAAACCCCTGCCTTAGAAAAACTGCCACAGCCGACAGGCTGGCGTGTTTTGATATTACCTTTCAAGGGTAAGAAGAAAACCGAAGGCGGTGTTATTTTACCCGACCAAGCGATAGAACGCGAAGCACTTGCTACAGTTTGTGGTTTTGTACTTAAAGTCGGCCCACTTGCATACAAAGACCCTCAAAAATTTGGCGACCCTTTAGATGCTACTAAAGACTGGAAACCTTGGTGTAAAGAAGGTGACTGGGTGATTTTTGGTAGATATGCTGGAAGCCGTTTCAAGATTGAAGGTGGTGAGGTGCGTCTGCTAAATGATGATGAAATTCTCGCCACAATCAATGACCCCGAAGATATTTTGCACGTTTAACCCATGGAGCCAACCATGCAAAAAGAAGCCCAAGACGAGCTTTTTGAAGAAGACGCAGTAGAAGTTGAGATCGAGAAAGAAGAAAAACCTCAAGAAGAATCTGTAGAAGCAGAAGTTGTAGAAGAATCTGCAAAAACATCTGATGATGAGTTAGATTCCTACAGCGAAGGTGTGCAGAAACGGATTAGTAAGCTTACCGCAAAAATGCGTGAGGCTGAAAGACGTGAGAAAGCTGCGCTTGAATATGCTCAATCTGTGCAGAGACAACTGGATGATTCTTCTAAAAAGGCTCACGCATTAGATGAGTCTTTTGTTTCTGAGTTTGAAACTCGTGTAGGATACCAAGAACAATCTTTACGCAATGGTCTGCGTGAAGCGATTGATCGCGGTGATATTGATGCACAGGTTGAAGCACAAACAGCACTGGCAAAACTAGCGCAAGATAATGAGCGGCTCGCATATGTAAAACGTCAGCGTGAAGCGCAAGCAGAACAACCAGTGCAACAACCGGGGCCAGCTCAGTCACAACCGCGAGCTCAGCCACAAGTAGACCCCAAAGCGCAAGCGTGGGCTGATAAAAACGAATGGTTCGGCACAGATGAACCGATGACTCTTACCGCTTTTAGCATACATAAAAGTTTAGTCGAAACTGAGGGTTTTGACCCACAGAGTGATGATTATTACCAAGAGCTTGACACACGGATTCGCACTGAGTTCCCCCATAAGTTTGGAAACAAACAAACTAGAAGCTCTGGGCCTGCTGTGGCGGGTGCCAATAGAGCCACACAGAGGTCAAATAAAAAATCTGTGAAGCTGACGGAATCTCAAGTTGCAATCGCTCGTAAACTTGGTATAACTAATGAACAATATGCACGACAGCTTTTGCGTCTGCAAGAATCGTGAGGAAGGTAATGACCGAAAGAACCCCACGCACATCCCAAACTAGGGAAAAAACCAGCCGCGCTACACCGTGGCGTCCACCGTCTCAGTTAGACGCTCCAGATCCTCCAGAGGGATTTGTTCATCGTTGGATCCGTGAATCAGTCATGGGCTACGATGATAAGAAAAACTTATCTGCTCGCCTACGCGAAGGCTTTGAACTTGTTCGCGCCGAAGAGTACCCAGATTTTGAAGCCCCAACTGTTCAGGATGGCAAACATGCCGGAGTGATCGGGGTAGGCGGTTTGGTGCTCGCAAGGTTCCCCAAAGAGACCAGACAACAGCGCAATAGTTATTATCGCAATGCAACGCGAGATCAAATGACCGCTGTTGACAATGACCTTATGAGGGAACAACATCCATCCATGCCGATCAGTAAACCTGAGAGGCAATCTCGTGTAACCTTCGGAAGCGGAAACAATTCCGAATAATTGTTAGGAGACTAAAATCATGGCAAATACTGATTCGCCTTTTGGTTTGCGTCCTCATAACAAACTAGGCTCGAACGCCAATTCCATGGGTTTGACGCCTTACAAAGTACAGATTCCGGGTGTAGCAGGTTCCTCATCAGCGATCCATCAAGGTGATATGGTGATTCCCCTCTCTAACGGTCTCGTGGATGTAAGTGCGGCAGATGGTGGTTCGGTAGCGATCCTAGGTGTTATGGCAGGGTGTGAGTACACTGCACTCGACGGTACGCCAACTTTCGATAATAAATATCCTGGAACGGCTTCTTTGAAGTCTGGCACAGAAGCGACTGTGTTCGTATACGATGATCCCCATCAGGTATATGAGTGTCAAGCTGATGCAGGTATGACTGACCTTGCAACGGCAACTGCTTTGATCCACTCAAACGCAGAAGGCACTGGCTTTGGTTCTGAAAATGCTAACGGTATCTCCGCAGGTGAGATTTCTGTTACAAGCGCAGGAGCCACCACTACTTCGGATAACTTCCGGATTGTGGGTATCAAGGATGTTCCTGGGATTGACTATGCTTCAGCAGGGGTTGTACTCCTTGTGAAGCTGAATATCCCGCATCATACTTCAACCACTGGCATCGCTTAAGGAGGACTAGAGATGGCTATTGCAAGATCCCAACTCCTCAAAGAACTAGAGCCAGGATTGAACGCTCTTTTCGGTATGGAGTATGACCGTTACGAAAACCAGCATACTGAAATCTTTGAAACCGAAACTTCGGATCGGGCTTTTGAAGAGGAAGTAATGCTTTCAGGATTCGGGGCTGCACCTGTCAAGGGTGAAGGCCAAGCAGTTTCATTCGATACTGCGAACGAATCGTTCACTGCTCGTTATACACACGAGACTATTGCACTCGCGTTTGCGATTACTGAGGAGGCTGTAGAGGATAACCTTTATGACCGCCTGAGCTCTCGTTATACCCGTGCGCTTGCTCGTTCGATGTCTAACACTAAGCAGGTGAAAGCCGCTGCTGTTCTTAACAACGCATTTGATAGCACCTTTGCTATCGGTGATGGCAAAGAGCTTTGCGCTACTGACCACCCCACAAATGGTGGTGGTACGTTCCGTAATGAGCTCAGCACCGCAGCAGACCTTAACGAAACATCACTTGAGCAGTCGTTGATTGATATCGCGGCGTTCATTGATGAGCGTGGTCTAAAAATTGCTGTGCAAGGCCGTAAGTTGATTATCCCTTCTGCGCTTCAGTTTGTTGCTGAGCGTCTGATGGCATCAACGATGCGTGTTGGCACCGCAGATAACGATATCAACGCTCTCCGCAACATGGGTATGTTGCCTGAGGGTTATGTCGTTAACAACTTCCTGACTGATACAGATGCGTTCTTTATCAAGACAGATGCACCTAATGGCTTCAAGCACTTTGAGCGAGCAGCTATCAGGACTTCTATGGAAGGCGACTTTGATACGGGTAACGTCCGCTATAAGGCTCGTGAGCGTTATAGCTTCGGCGTATCCGATCCTCGTTGTGTGTTTGGTTCTCCTGGAGCCTAAACTCAAAAACCTCCAAGGGGCGGCTTGCGAGCCGCCCTTTTTTTGTTTATAGTCTTTATATCCCTGACAGATCTAAGGTAGATCTGACACTAGCCACGACAGGAGAGAAACATGGCTAATACTACCTTTTCGGGACCAATACGTTCCAAAAGCGGTTTTAAAGTTATCAATGAGAGTGCCACCACAGGTGCGATTACAGAAACAGGTTTTTCTGTAAATGCCACAGGTCAGCTTGTTTCTATGGGTACTCGCAAAATCCAATCTTTTGCAGGTACACTCGCCGCGACTAATGCCGCTTCAACAGCATACGCTGATGGCGATTGTCTTGTAGAACTTGGGACTCTTAATGTAGATGCTCCAGATGATTTGGTCACACCTTCCAAGATTTTTATCCATCGTGCTCTTATTGGAATCACGACTGCTGCGGGTCAAACTCTTGCAGGTAACCTTGCCCTGAGCTCCACAAGCGGCACTGCGACAAATGCTGCTGTTTCAGGAACGGAAATTGTTGGTGCGGGGGTCACCTCGTTCAATGAGCAGTTGAGCGCAACTCAGTCTATTACTGAGATTGACGTCAACTTCAACGACACTGCTGGTAATTACCACATCTTTGTCCCGAACATTACCGCCGCCGTTGCAAACGTGCATCTGTATGCCAGAGCCACGACCACTGTAAATGCGGATGTCACAGCGGGAAGGTTTACAGTAGAGCTGGAATACTCCGTTTACTAATAGGAGATTGTTATGGCTGATGCAGTCACTTCACAAACTTTGATAGACGGTGTTAAAACCGCCGTCTTGAAGTTTACTAACATCTCTGATGGTTCCGGAGAAAGCAACGTAGCAAAAGTAGATGTAAGCACTCTTGCTAACAATGACGTGGGCGATGCTTGCACAGGAGCCTCTATAGAAAAGATATGGTGGCAGTGCAATGGCATGAAAGTCCAGCTTCTTTTCGACGCCACCTCAAACGTACTGGCTATTGAACTTGGTGAGAACCAAAGTGGTTATCATGATTATACCGGCTTTGGCGGTATAATCAACAATGCTGGGTCGGGTAAAACAGGGGACATCTTGTTTACCACGGTGGGTCATTCTTCTGCTGACAGTTATACGATTATCCTACAGGTGCGTAAGGAATATAACTAATGGCGACCACCAAAGATGTAAAAAGGAGCCCCTCTGGAAGATTGTCTTACAGAGGGGAAACCTTTTCTGGGTATAACAAACCTAAAAGAACCCCGAACGGACCCAAAAAATCTGCTGTTTTAGCCAAAAAAGGTAGTCAGGTAAAATTGGTGCGGTTTGGCGATCCTAATATGTCAATTAAAAAAGACCAGCCGGGAAGGAGAAAGTCTTTCCGCGCACGGCATAATTGTGCAACTGCTAAAGACAAATTTAGCGCACGGTACTGGTCATGTAAGGCTTGGTAATGAAAGCAGATGAAGTTTTAAAGCTGCTCGAAAAACATGAAGCAGATTGTAGCGAGCGATATGCTGAAATACAAAAGCAGCTTGATAAATTAGATATGAGACTTTGGGGCATAGCTGTTTTAATTGTAGCGGCTGCTGCTATCCCGAGGCTGTTCTAATGGCTATGACCAGAGGCAACATGGCGCAACAAATTAAAAAAGCTCCTGCTTCTAGGAAAAAACGCAAAAAGCCAAAGGTGCCAGCTAAATACTTAGCTGGTCTTAGTCCTGCCGAGAAAGCTAAACGTAAAAAAGAAATAGAGCGTAATAGAAAGAAATCTCCCAGAGACCCCTCTGCATACTCTTTTTCTACAGATTTCACTAGCAGCGGGGCTAGGCGAAAAACCAAAGAGTCTAAGTACACTAAAAAATTCAAAAAAGTGTTTGGAGGCTCTACGAAAAAAAGAAAGGGCAAGTA